TCATTTATGGATTCTTTAGAGTATCGTAGAAGTTTAAATCCATTTACAGGCAAGCCTATGGATACTGAGGCTGATGTTAAAAAGCTATTAGAAAGAATGAAAAAGTCTAAAATACCACCATCAAAGCAGCGTATGCCAATGCAAGAAGGCGGTCAGGTTAAGGCATCTGACATGGGTTTACGAAACTTTGGTGAGGTAACAAGTATGCCTTCTGGTTCTGTTAGTAGACCGGAGTTTGAAGCGTTTATGAACTATGCAGCGACAGAAGAAGAGGCAGCTGAAATGGAAAGAGAGCAAATGGCAAACTTTATGTCATTACTTGAAAATGAAAAAAGAGTGCGTCCCGTAAAGCCTGACACCTATAATACAACCATAGCCGAAGAAGACGGTATGGTAATTATGTCTCAAAGCAAAGTGCCAAAACTTTCAGAGGCGTATATGTCAGCATTTGGGTTTGCAACGCCACTTTCTCAAAGACAAGGAGCATTGCTACAAAGAAAGATGATTGCTCCAGAAACATTAAATCCATCGGTTAAGGGATTGATTAACAGAGTGTTAGTGCAAAGACTAGGAAACGAAAATAATTAATGGTATTAGAAAAAGATAAACGAGCTGACTACAACCAAGAGCTGTACAGAAGGTATAGAGATGCAAGGCAGAGTTGGGATACAGAATCTCGTTATGATATAGACTTTTATCACGGAAATCATTTCACTGCAGCAGAGGTAGATGATTTACAATCTCGTAATCAAGCAGACGTCCCAATGGACAGGATTGGGCCAGCCATAGAAAAATTCAAAGCGGTGTTGACATCTCGTTCACCAGCTTTTACAATTACCCCAAGAGAAGATTCAGATGTAAAAGTTGCTTCACTATGGAGAACTATTATGGGTTTTATCTGGGGACAGTCAAATGGTGACTGGCAACTAAAACAAGCCATTCACGATTACGCAACAACAGGTATGGGTTATCTGTATTGTTACGTTGACCCAGAGTCAGACTTCGGTAGAGGTGATGTAAAGTTCACATATGTAAATCCTTTCAGGGTCTATGTTTCCCCTAATACGCGCAACCGATGGTACGATGACGCCGAGAGCGTTATCCTTTCTACTATACTTACAGGTGAACAAGTTACAAACCTCTACCCAGAATTAGGAGAGCAAAAAAACGAAGAGACAGGAGAGACAGAGGCAGGGATTATTCAAGACTTAGAAACATACCTTGAAGAAGATTACCCTGACGCAATGAATAGTAATACTAGAAAAGTTTATACGCCTGCGGAAACAAACGAATTAGAATATTACGAAAGAAACAAATATCAGATACTAGAAAGATTTTATAAGACAAAAGTCACATTCTATCGTGTTATCGATATGCAAAATGGCGAAGAAACAGTATTAGGTGAAGCTGAGTATGAAGAATTTGTAGAAAATAATAGAGAACAGATAGAAGTAAATCAATATGAAGTAATACCAATACAGCAAACACGTGTTAAAGTGTGTGCAAGTATTGGCCAAATAGTATTATATGAAACAATTCTCAATACAGACCATTATCCAATCGTACCTTTTCCAAATATATTTACAGAAACACCTTATCCAAAGTCAGATGTATCTCGTGCTAGACCAATGCAACGTCTTCTTAATAAACTTTGGTCACTTGCTGTTTCCCATGCTCAAGCGTCTGGTGGACTCAAGCTATTAGTTCCATTAGGTAGCGTTGAAGATATCGGTCAACTAGAGAGAGACTGGGCTAATCCTAATGCAGTAATAGAAGTTGACTCTACTCAAGGAGAGCCACACTTTCCTGCGCCCCAACCATTAGCTTCTGAGTTTTACAGACTAATACAACAGTGTGAGTTTTATATAGACTTTACGTTTGGTTTACCAGAGATGATGCACGGATTTTCCGACAAAGCACCTGAAACCGTTGCGGGTACAGAACGTATGATTGCACTTGGAACAGAAAGACCCAAGTCAAAACTTAGAGATATTGAGTTTAGTATTAATCGCCTTGGTCAAGTGCTATACAATTTATCCAAAGGACATTATACATACAAAAAGATTTTTAGATTAATTAGTGCGAATAACGACATAACAGAGGCAACAGTTAATATGTACGATGATAATGTTGGAACTATTCTTGACATTAAGAAAGAAAGACATAACTTAGCTCAGCATGATATTCGCATTGAACCCGGTTCTACATTGCCAACAAATAAATGGGCCGAACTCGGTGTCTATATGGAAGCGTTCCGTATGGGTATCGTAGACAAGCAAGAAGTGCTTAAAAAGAATCCAGAAATATTTGACAAGGAAGGTATTATGCGCCGTACTGAAGAAAGAGCATTGATGCAAAGACAGATACAGGCAATGGAAGAACAAATAAAGAATTTGGAGGGTGACCTCCAGACTGCCCAAAGGGAGTCTGTTAGCGATAGAAAACGTGTCGAGGTTGAGAAATTTAAATCTCGATTACAAGATATCGCTTCAGACGCCAAAGCTGATAGGAGAGTTCAATTAAACAATCTACAAACAAAGGTGAAGCTCGAAGCGGAGAAATTAGCAAATGTTAGAAAAGACGCTAGTTCTGCTCCAGAAGCATAGAGACATCTATTAAGGAGATACAATGGACAATACACAGACAGAGGCCATGCAAACCGCTGATGGTTTAGCAAATCAAGGCAACGACATCATAGCAGAAGTAAGAGAAGAAACCAACGCTGCTTACGATACTGAAGCAAATGTTGCAGAAACACAACCACAAGTTGACGCAGTTGACGAAGTGGATTATTCTGCTCCAGAGCAAAGTGTTGAAAGCGAAACGGTTCCTCTAAATGAATGGGAATTAGAAGCAAAGAAGTTTCAGTCAATGTACGATAAATCACAAGCTGAGAACGACAAGCTTCGTAGACTAGAGCCACTTGGTGAGCTTTTAGAAAACAGACCTGATTTAGTAAATGTCTTACAAGAAAATATGAATCGGCCAGCAGAACCTCAGCAAAACAATCAACCCGGTTTAAAAGCGGAAGATTTTAACCCTTGGGATGCGTATTATAATCCAGAGTCACCATCTTTCAAGTTCAGGCTGAATCAAGAGATGCAGCTTGCCAAAGATGTAGTTGACAATGCGATGGCGCAACAAAAGCAACAAATGCAAGAGGAGATAACATACAACAATACTGTTAATGAATTGCGTAATACCTATAAATTTTCTGACACGGATGTCAAAGAGTTTATGGGATTTGTTACACAACCAAAAGAGTCTGTTGGGTTATCAAATCTGGTGAAGCTATTTCGGGACGTTAAGAATAAAGGAAACGGCCCAGAGACTGCTCAAGCTGTACGACAAGCTCAAGAACAGCCAAGAACGGCTGGCGTTCTTCAAGGCGGAGCACCTAGCTCTCCTAAAACTGAAGAAAGTAAAATTTGGGACGGTATCGTAAAAGCGGGAAGTCGGAATAGCGTACTTTAATTAACTAACAAATGGAAGGAATTATATAATGTCAACATATAATAATCCTCATCCGTTGAAGGTTGGAGACCCCGGTGCGGTAATCGATAGTACGATTCCTTCGAGACGACTGTTTAACTTTAGTGATAGAGTAGCAGACCTCGCTCCAGAAGAATCACCATTTTTTGTTTACTTATCCAAGGTAGCCAAAGTCCCAACGGACGACCCACAGTTTAGGTGGCTGAAAGACAGAAACAAGATTGATATGACTGATAGAAGTTTCCAGCTTGCAGCTGCTCACACTGTTCCTGCTGCTGGAAGTACACTTACTTACACGGTAGAAACAGATGGCGAAGCGTCAGTAGACTTCCTAATTAAAGGTATGGTATTTGCTGTTGGTGAAACAAACGCATCAACCAAAGAGCCTGAGACAGCTATTGTACGTATTGAAAGCTCTCCAGTAGACACTGGCAGTGCAACAACCTTTACAGGTCGCACAATTTCTGCGGCAACTGGCTCGACAACAGCAGCCGCTGACCAAACGAAGTGTACTGTTATTGGTAGTGCTTTTGAAGAAGGTTCAGGTTCTCCTGACTCATTCTCTCGTGAACTCGACAACGGTATTGGATACACTCAGATATTCAAGACCTCTTGTGAATTAACTAATTCTGCAAGAGCTACCGTTTACAGAGGATACGCAAGTGAGTTCGATAGAATTTGGAATCTTAAATTAAGAGAGCACAAAGTAGATATTGAAAGAGCAATGCTTTTCGGTCAAGGTGGTAGTGTTAATGGTATCGGATATTCAGATGGTATCGTTGGTAGTATTGTGAAAAATTCACAGTCTCAAGTAAAAGACAACGCACAGTTATCTTATACTGAAGACAAAGGATACTTCTCAACTAGAGATGATTCACAGTTTACCTATGACGCATTACTTGCAGACTTAGAAGTTGTATTTGACCCTGCTCGCGGTGGTTCAGGTGCAAAGCTAGCTCTTTGCTCGCTACCAGTTATTACGTTCTTTAACAAGTTGGCAAGTTCTTCAACATTCCTATCTAGTGCATACTCTGCTGCACATCCATTGATGGCGCAGGAAAGAGGAGTATACGGTCACAAAGTAATGAAAGTTGAAACCATTCATGGCGACCTTACTCTTGTAAAAGAACCATTATTCAGAGGCTTTGCTGCTGGATTCATGTGTCTTGTTGACCTTGACCAAGTAGCTTACAGACCTTTAGTTGGTAATGGCGTAAACAGAGACACTCATATTATGACAAACGTACAAAGTGCAGACGAAGACTTACGTAAAGACATGGTTCTTACAGAAGCTGGTCTTGAAGTTTCTCTTCCTGAAGCACACGCTTTGTTTAACTTTGAATCTGCTTACACAGCACCTTAATCTAGGAGGTAATGAATAATGAGAGCTGCAACCAGAGAAAAGAATAGTGGTAAAGGCGGATTTCTAAAAAAGATAGAACCGATTACCGTAGCACGTACATTAGTAGAAGCTGATAGTGGAAAAGTTTTCATGCTCAGTTCTGCTGGTGGTGCGTATGAAATTACACTCCCAACAGCATCAACTGGCGTTGATGGATGTCACTACAAGTTTATTGTAGAAGAAGAGACACCAACTGGCGCTATTACAATCGCTGCTGGTAGTGCAATTATTAGCTTGGTAATGAAAGATGCCGGTGGTAATGCTTCTAACTCTACAATAGGTACTCAGGTATCTAATGTAATTGTTGGTACTTCAGCACAAAAAGGTGATTACATTAATGTTATGTTCACTGGTGGTGAGTACGTAGCAGAAGCTATGTCCGGTATTGATGACGCAATTACTACTTCATAACCTGAAATCATAAGGGTAACAGATTGGATTTCTGTGGGGCTAATCGTACAAAGGGTTAGCCCCGAATATCCAAAGAATTAAAGTTAAAAGAGGAATAATATGGCTGCATATGGCAATGTAAAAGTAAAAGTTTTTATTCATCCCGGTAACCCCGGAGATGAAACTGGCGATGCTGGAACTATGGCTCGCGACATTAAAGACTATGTAGCATCATTGGATTCTACAAATAATGCTATAATTTCTATTACTCACGCAACACTAGCTGGTGATAGAATTATGACGTTAGTTGTCGGTGGTGCTTAGTGAAGTGTCAGCATTGTAAAGCTGATAATAAAGGTGGTTGGTTTTATTGCAGGTCTTGTGGCCTGCGCGCAAGCCAGCCCATGTACACCCCTAATGTTATTGTTAGGGACACAAACTTTGCAACCGCTATTCGTAAAGACCAAATAAATTTTACGGAAACAACGATAGGCGAAGATATTAAATCAAAAGGTGGAGTATTAGATGGCAACATTTAGTGCACAAATACAAGACTTAGTCGGCTCGTTTAGTGATGAAGCTGCTCTAGACCAATTCATAACAGAAGGGGCTAATGAAGTAATTAACGCAATGCCACGCAGGGTTATGGAAAGAGTGGCAGAAGAAACTGCTGTAACGGATGGCAGCACAACGTCTGAAGGACATAAAATACTTTATGTTTTAAGAAATGACGGTACGATTGACCAGCCATGTAGACAGGTTCCTGCGTATAATACAAGACTCTTCTGATATGGAACACGCTACGACTACAGACCCAGCATATTACATACAAGATGGCAAAATAAATATTTTTCCAAACGGTAATGGGTTGATGGTTTCTGTACCAACTTACAGTCAATCTTCTCCGTTGGATGCTAGTGGTATATCAACGATTACAAACTTTCCAGATGAGTACGAATATCTAGTGACGTTGTATGGAGCTATAAAAGCATTGAATCAGCTTATGGTTAACATACATGGTAATTCAGATATTACTACTGCCTTAACTGCTATTAATACAGAAATAGATGAAACGCTTACCATAGCTGATAGCGCTGCCACAGAAATAACCTCAGCCAATGCAGAAGTTGACAAAGCTACAGCTGAAATTGCACTTGCAAATGAACAAGTAGATTTGATGAACGCGGAAGTTGATTTGTCAAATGCAGAGTTAGATGAAGCATTGGTGTTAGTTGATTCAGATATAGATACAGCAACAGCAGCTATAAATACTGCTGTAGATAGAGTGAACGCAGCTGTTGCTCTGGCTAATACACAGTTTGATAGTGCTGTAACAGCTAATACCGCAGAGGATGTTGAGTTGGCCTCTTCTCACGTAAATGCAGGTAATGGATTTTTAAGTGAAGCTCAAGGTAGTTTGGGCGAGGCGCAAGGGTACGCTAACGAGGTTTCAGCTAGAGTTAATCAAGTACAAGCTCAAATTTCTGTAGCCCAAGGATTCTTAGGAACATCAAGTGGCTATGGAGGAGTTGCTCAGGGGTACTTAGGAACTGCTTCTGGTTTCGTCAATACCGCTCAGGGATATATAGCGACAGCTAATGCTTTTTTGTCGCAAATACAATCTAAATTAAACATAGCACAAGCTTATGGAAATGAGGTTCAAACAAGATTAAATGTAGATTCTACAGAATATAATTGGTATCAATCACAACAAGCAAAATTACAAGCAGACTACGACAGAGGTTTGCAGATATTGAGTGGTAACTAATGGCTAAAACTTTAGTAACATTAAACACTTCTCCATCATGGACGCTAACAACGCTGAACACATCTCCATCGTGGTCTTCTGTAACTCTAAACACATCGCCTTCTTGGACATCATTGGCATTAAATACATCACCATCTTGGAATGGGGTTGTGCTAGATACATCTACAGATTGGATGCTACCGGGTAGCTGGAAAAGTGTAACAATTAATTGGGAAAACGAAACCCGAACATACAAACAGGTTGGTTTATTAGGAAAGGATTCTGATTAATGGCTGTACATAGTTTAACGGTAAAAGAAATTATCTCAAGAGTCAGGCAGGTATTTCCTGATGCACCAGAAAAATATATTATGAACCTTATTAATGAGGCAATGGTAGAAATGGGTAAGTATAATACGAAAGTAGAATATGCAAAAGCGAATACCGTTGCAGACCAGCAGTGGTATACCCTTAGCGACACCAATGCAGGCGTAGAAATAAACAAAGTTTTTAGAGTAGATTTTTTAGATTCTGACGATGTGTATGTAAAAATACCTCGTTTACTTTCTGGCGAAATACCAACAATGGATATAGACTAATGGCAAGTACATACAATCACCCACAAAATTTTATTGCTTGGTTTATCAAAGGTAATCATCTTGCAGTTGTTACTGTTAAGGGCGAATTAACTGGCTCTTATAATAAAAAGTATGGGCAGTATAAACCAATAAACGAGTCTGTTACTAACGGACTTTTAATACATTATTACGCTGAACCTAATGCGGTTACAGCAATTACAGATACACCGGATGTTGACAACGTATTTCATACAGCGATTGTTGATTATGTAAAAGCTCGATTATACCAAGACAGGGCAGGGCAAACAGCAGACGCAGGTTCGGCAGGGGTAAATTTAAATTTAGCAAGCGTACACGAAGCAAAGTATAGCGAAGCTGTAAAAAGAAACGGTATGCAAAAAAGAGATAAAACAGGTGGAGACAGACGTATAATGATGGCTGACTTTACTTAATTATAGGATTTTATTATGGCAGATGTAAGAAAATATCAAACCGATGAACTTTTAAATAAAGTATTAAACTCAGGTGAGGATGCGTTAAAAGTTGATGTCGATAATGTTACGCTAACAACAGAAGGTGGTGACGTTGCAATAGACGTAGCTTTAGACAAAGCGAATGATAGCGTAACCATATACGCTAATACAGCAGCCGATGGGTCTGGTACAAGCACCGTTCCTTTAGTAGATGCAGCGGGTCATACTCAAGTAGATATTGTATCTTCTGCTTTACCTTCAGGTGGAGCTACGGCAGCAAATCAAGCTACAATAATTACCGCGTTGCAATTACTAGACAATGCAGTGGACGGAAACTATTTGAATGTAAATGCCAACATAGCAGGAACAGATTTTGTTGGCGGGGCCGGAGCAGTAGCAGGTGGAGTACAAAGAGTTACATTAGCATCTGACGACCCAGCAGTTACAGATTTAGCAGCTATAGAAGTATTGCTAACAGCTGCGAATGTTGACCACGCTGCTAATGAAGTATTATTAACAGGCATTGATGCTGACACAAATGCTATAAAAACCGATATGGCAGCTATTGAAGTTCTTTTGACAGCAGCTAACGTAGACCATGCGGCCAATGAAGCTTTACTTACTACTATAGATTCCGATACTAACGATATTAAAACGGCAACAGAAGCAGCTCAGGCCTCTTTAGCGGATATGGTTTACGGGACTGCTGTTGCAATAGATATAAGTAGTGGTAATCATGGTTCACTTAGCCATAACGCCTTGTATGTAGGAACAGGTGGCAATGTAAAGGTAAACATGGGAACAAGCGGAAGTGGTATAACTTTTAGTAACGTAGCAAGTGGTCAGATACTACCTATACAAATAACACAAGTGTATCAAAGCGGCACAACAGCTAGTAATATGGTAGCGTTAAAAGAATAATGATTACTTGGAGAAGAACACAATTAAACTTTTTAAAGTCAATATATGATGTTATTTGGAATATCACTCAACTTAACTGGGAAGAAGACAATGTTAAGTGGGAAGAACACACAGGATAAAAAATTATGGCAAGCTTAAACGGACAAACAATAGCAAGTAGTTACGAACAATTATTGCATACCGATACTGATGGTGGCGGTAACGGTAATACCCTAGTTAGTATAAAAGACGGTGACAACGGAACAACATTTGGTTTAAAATTAGCAACAAACAAAGTCGAAGTAATACCATCAGCTGCTGACGATGCAAATGCGTTTGAAGTATCAAAGAATAATGGTACTGCTGTATTTACAGTTGATACATCTAATAGCAAAGTTGGTATTGGAACTTCAAGTCCAGCTACAAAATTACACATCGGTGATGGGACTGCTGGTACTAATTTATTTGAAGGTATAAGATTACAAGGTGGTTCTGATAATGGTAAAGGTGCTTCTATTGGATTTATGCGTGGTAGTACAGCTTCATTTTATATTGGTGATGTCGCAGGTCTACAAGGTGGTTCTGAATCTTCAAGTGATGCAGCAATATATGCGTTGACAGGTAACGGTACAAGATTTTATACAAATGGTAATAATGAAAGAATGCGTATTGCATCTGGAGGCAATATAGGTATTGGCGAAACTTCACCTTTAGCTACACTCCATGTAAAACAAGCTGATTCTGGAGCATCCGTTCATGGTTCTGCTGACCAATTAGCAATAGAAAATAGCAGTAACGCTGGTTTGAGTATATTATCTGGTACAAGTGGGGAAGGTGCAGTTTACTTTGGCGATTCTGGTGATAACGATATAGGTAGAATCAGATATAATCATAGTGATAATTCTATGGATTTCAAAACCAACGCATCTGTTGCTATGGCCATAGACAGCTCTGGCAACGTAGGTATTAATGAGGATGTACCAACAACAAAGCTAGATTTGAGGCTCGATAGTACAAGCACAGATTTAACAGCAGATTATGCTATGTTCATAAATAATCAAACTGGTGCTGTTTCAGACAGACACGCTTCCATAGGTTTTGGTACTTATAATAATGGTGGTTTAACAAATGTTATTGGAGCAGTAGCAGAAGGTACAGGGGCTCAAAGTGGTATTTATTTTGCTACTCATAATGGTGGTGCTTTAACTGAAAGATTAAGAATTAATAAAGATGGCACAATGATTATAAAAGCCTCTACACCTCTAATACAATTTCAAGATACGGATGATGATGCAGTAAGAGGTTTTATTGCTCAAGATGGTACAGTAATGACTTTGGATTCAGATAGTGATATAATTGTTTCACCAAACAATAGTGAAAAAATGCGTATTACAAATACTGGCAACTTATTGGTAGGAAAAACCTCTGCAACAGCAACAGGTTCAGGTGTAGAAGTAAGACCAAATCAAGTGATTATTGGTAAAACTGCGAGTGGAACAGTAAATGGTATCTTTTTTAATCACGCTACTTCTTATGTTGGTGGTTTAAATTATTCAGATACAGCTACTTCATTAGTAACAAGTTCCGATAAAAGGTTGAAAGAAAATATTAAGGATGCTGAAGGCTCTTTAGATAAATTAAATTTAATAAAAGTTAGACAGTTTGATTGGAAAGAGAATAATTTACATCAAGACTATGGACTTGTTGCTCAAGAATTAGAACCTATTTATGATTATGCAGTTCATACTTCTGATAATGAAAAAGGAACAAAAAGTATTGATTATGCTTCTTTAGTCCCATTGCTTACTAAAGCTCTACAAGAAGCAGACGATAAAATTGATAAACTAACAGCAAGGATAGAAGCACTTGAAGCGTAGTCTGTACGAATGGGCAAACTTTGATAGAGCGATTCACGCAGTAGTGTTGCTTGGGTTTTTCTTTGCTGTTATGTTTAGTATTTTTAGTTGTGAAGATATACGAATTGGTAAAACTAGAGAAGAGATTAACAGAGATTTATCACGCACTATGTTTGAAGTAGATAGTATTCTAATGAGCATACAATATCAATTAGATACTGCAAGTGTAGATGGAACCTATTATTTAAATATGCAAAGAATTAATAATGGCTCTAATTAGAATACTATTTATTTTAACTGTTTGGATTTTTATTGCAAGTTGTACTAACGCCTCGCAAAGTTTAATGATTGTAGATGTAAATGGTACCAAGCATTTCCATACATTAAGCAGGGTAACCAACATTGGTGACAGTATAAGGTTTTGTGAACTGCATGATACTTGGGAGTATGTGAGTAAAAAATGAAGAAATGTTGTTGCTGTTGTTGTGGGTGTTGTAAATGAATAAACCTATTGGACAAGATTCAAGTCTTAACATATCATTGCCTATGCTTTTGCAAGGAGTTGGTTTTTTAGGGGCTATGATTTGGGGATTTGGCGAGTTAAATGGTCGTATATCTTTTCTTGAATATCAAGTAAGAATAAACGAAGAACATATAGAAGCTATTGTAGAAGATGCAAAAGAAAGTCAAAACGCTGAAATACCCGCGGATATAAGACAAAACGAAAAAATTAAAGTTCTTGAACAAGAAGTCAAAAGATTACGCGATGAGCAACGTAATTAGCGAAAATGCTCAAGTTCATATATCCGTAGCGTTTTTAATCAAGGCTATGGTTGCTGTGGCTGTAGTTACTGGTAGCTGGTATCAAGCACAGATGAAATTTGCAGAGCAGGAAAGAAGAATTGAAGACTTAGAAAATAAAGTTACTGTATTAAGTGCTAGTGTGGAAGGAATGGAAACTCAGCACATACAGAAACTAGAAGAAGAAAACAAAAGCTTGATGCAAAGGCTTGGAATTAAAAAGTAACAGGAGTTAACGTGACTAAAAAAGAAAATAAAAAAGAAAATAAGTCAGTAGTAGTTCTTGATGATAAAGAGTATGAGATTGAATCAATGACGGACAACCAAAAAGTAATGGTGTCTCATATTGCTGATTTAAACAGGAAGATTGAAACCGCAACTTT